CCCTTCCCGCTCACCACGGAATCGGTGGTGGCCGACGACCGCGAGATTCTGCAGACGTACCAGCGGTTCTCTACCGGCAAGACGGAGTGTGCGTCCAAATGGGTCATGCGGCTCGAGTTCGACGACACCGAGTTGGCGGCTCGTAATATCCAGGATATGGTGATGGTCCAGGACAAACTGGGCGCTGCCGGTCTCCATATTCTCCAGTGTATCTACTCGGACTCAAACTCCGAGAAGTTGGTGATGCGGATCGTGTTCCCGGAAGATGCGGTCAAGAACCTCCTCACTCTGCGGTTCCTCGAGGAGCGCGTCCTCGATGTCGTGATCTCAGGGGTCGAAGGTGTGGGCCGCGTGTTCGTCCGCGAAGTCAACAAGGAGATGATCTGGGACGATACCGTGAACGGCTACATCTCCAAGAAGCAGCATGTCTTGGACGTTGAGGGCGCCAACCTGTTTGAGCTTCTGGCCCACGAGAGCGTGGACACGACCCGCACGTTCAGTAACCATATCTACGAGGTTCTCGATGTGTTCGGCATTGAGGCCGCGCGTCAGGCCACGTGCAACGAGTTTGCCGAGCAGTTTGAGGAGGCGTATGTGAACTACCACCATATGAGCGTGCTCCTGGACTCGATGACGTACCAGGGCCGTCTGCTGAGCGTGAACCGTTTCGGGATGGGCAAGCACGATAACGGTGTCCTAGCCAAGTCGTCGTTCGAGGAGACGTCGAAGATTCTGTTCAATGCTGCGGTGGCGGCCGAGTTCGATTCGATGAAGGGTGTGTCGGCGAACATCATGTTCGGCCAGAAGCCTCCGTGCGGTACGGGGTTCGTGGACATTCTGCTGGACGAGACGCGTCTGCCCGAAGGAAACGAGGAAGAAGCGTTCGTGGATTACCGCGATCAAATCAAGCAGAAGGTGGAGAAGGCCAATGCTGAGCCCGAGGGAGAGTGTAAGATTGACGATATCAGTATGTGGTAATTCTGGATTACACGCAGTATGAGTATATATACAAATGTCCTGGACCGCCTCTGACGGTATTGGAAGTATCCAGGTCCTTGACGTGTTTGGCGCTGATCTTACCGTCGTCAATGCTGCCCGCGTATCATTTGCTAAGGAGTCGCACGAATTCTCCGCAAACGATGAGAAGTTGATTAATTACCTCGCGAAACACAACCATAACAGTCCTTTTTTCCATCCCCAGATCCGGCTCCGAATCAAGATGCCGATCTTTGTGGCCCGCGAATGGTTCCGCCACCAGATCGGGTTTGCGCGCAACGAAGTGTCTCGTCGCTACGTGGATTTCAAAGCGGAGGTCTGGATTCCTTCCCCTGAAGATCTCCGCGCCCGCGATCCCAAGATCAAGCAGGGGAGTATGGAGACTCCCGTCGAGAACTCTATTCTCCTTTCCGCTGAAATCAAGGACCACTGTGAGGCCGCGGTCGGCTTTTACGAACATCTACTGGAGCACAATGTAGCCCCTGAGATTGCGCGGGCAGTTCTTCCGCAGGGAATGTATACGGAATTTGTAGAAACAGGATCATTGGCTGCTTATTCTCGCCTCGTTCTCCTCAGAACGGATCCAGGAGCACAGCGGGAAATCCAAGCATACGCCCGTGCTATTATTGAACTCCTCGAACCCCATTTCCCCATCTCATGGAAGGCACTTACTCACAACCCGATCAAAGAATAAAAACCACAAGTAACGTTCCGCACGTCTGGACCAATTGCGACATCCTCTTCAACAACCATGACGGAAAAGAACCAGTACGGACAGACAGTGACGTACGATGTCTCTGCTGTGCTTCACGACTTTCAGACGTCCAAGAGCCATGTCCAGTATGTAAGAACCCTAAACCACGGCACGATGCTGATCATGGACGGGGAGATACAGTACTCTACCCTGGACGAACATCGGTATCACTATCTGCTCACGACTCCTATGTTTCAGCAATCTCGCCGAGTTCTGATTCTGGGGGGTGGAGACGGTCTAGCAGCACGAAATCTCTACAAATCCCCGAACACTTCCAGCATTACGATAGTCGATTGGGATCGGGAATTCGTGGAGTTCGCAAAGACAAGTCTTCCTGAAAATATGGGTTCACTGCTGGATCCGCGAACGAAGTTTGTTTTTGGCGATGCTCTTGCCTATGTGTCGTCTACCAACGCGACATATGACGGTGTGATCATCGATCTCCCCGACCCCGACGGAGATGAGATGGAGAATCTGTATATCGATATCCTTGCCGCTCTTCCCCGCATTCTTGACCCCAATGCGATTGTTATAACTCATGTAGGTCCAGTTTCACTTTGTAATGATCATCCGTCATGGACATTCATCGCAAGCTGTAAAAAAACTATGAAGGAGTGTTTCAAGGTCGACCCGGTGTTCGACAAGGTCTACGTCCCCTCTTTTTCTCACGAATGGGGATTTCTATCCTGTTATATCGGCGGAACATTCACTCATTTCGCACGGTATCCTGTTGAGACCGATGTGAACGGGATCTATTCCACTCTTTAATGGCGGCGCTTGCCCGCCTTCTTGGAGTGGCGGCGACGACGACGACCGCCAACACCCGCGGGGCCGCTCTTGGCTCCCTCATCAGCGGCACCAACCGGGCCCGACGACTCGTGCGCGGCCGGGGCAACCGATGGCTGGGCGAGGGGTAGATCCGCAGGCTTCTCGCCAACCGGGGCGAGCTGGGAGCCATCGCCGCCGACCTTGCGGGAACGGCGACCCGCCTTCTTGGTGTGGCGACGACGACGACCACCGAGCAACTCAGACGGACCCTTCCACGTGGCGTCCGCGAGCGCAGGGAAACGACCCTGACCGTCCGACAGCTGAGAATCAGTGTACGGGCCGCCCGTGAATCCGTACGCGGTTCCACCGACCTTCGCCGTCTTCTTGTGGCGACGACCACCCATCGGGCCCGCCTTCTCCATCAGCGTACCTCCCGTCTTGGACTTCTTGTACGTCTTCTTTGCCGCCTTCATCGCATCGCCGAGCGACATTCCGGGTTTCTTTGCGGCCATGACTGCTTTTAACCATGCTGAGCGTCCACCTTCCATTTGTTTCATTGATTAGACTTTATTGTGAAATCGTACATGGGCGAAGTAATCTGCTTCGGCTGGAACGAAACGCTAGCACTCTGAGGTTCGGGTTTCTTGTAGGTGACGGGGTGGTAACGCAGAGGATCGGGCTTCACCGCAAACGAACTTGACGCGAACTGACCTGTGTACACTTCCATCGCATTGTCCAGCGACCCGTAATTCATAGCAACCCACTGACATCCGTACGAGAAACATATTTCCGCGTTCTTGTTTTTCACCTCAGACGACTTCATATCGGGAACCACCAGCGTAATATTGCGCTTGTTGTATTCGGTCAACTCTTCGTGATCAAATGTCTGAGACGCCTCGGTATACGTCATGCGACGTAGATTGGAGGATGCCCACGACATATTGACTAGCTCGTCCATTCCATTGCCCTTAGTATTGCCTCCGCTGATAATGACGAGTTTGCCCATGAGGTTACAAATGGGTTCGACCGCCAGGTTCTTGCGCTGGTACGAATAGTCCGAGGGCAACATGAATTTGCGCAGCGTCATTTTCATGGTGTCGGCGCACCGCGTAATGAACGCATTATCGTCCGAATGGAAGTTCAGCGAGAGGATAAACGGGTTGGCGTGTCCCGGCGTTGTCCCCGACGAGAACATCGTATTGGCGAGTGTCGTACAGCAGTCCTCGAATTTGAGGGTGTTGTAGGTGAACATCGCGTTAGTCTTGGAGTCCGCGAGCCCTACCACCGGATCTCCGTTCACCGAATAAATATCAAGTTCAATGAGTCGCGCGCCGCCCTTAATCACTTCAGTGATCGCATTCGTCGTGATGTAGGTATAGACCGTGGTCGACGGAATGACGGTGTATCCGGACGAAGCCATGTAGTAGTCGCACAGGACATTATCTGACGGACATCCAAGCGGAGCAGATTTCACAATATCGGAATACACTGCTAGATCTTTTGTGAGGGTTGCGTCTGACGGGGGGAAATTGACCATATTGACGTAGGCAAGCGTCGTCAGAGCAACGCCGAGACAGGCGATTGCCGCCAGAACGACATACCACAGAACTGTGCGGGAGTCCATCCTTCTTATTATTTCTTAGCACGATGTTGTTTATAGTTAAAGAACAGGGGACGCATCAGCATCACGACATCGTCGGGAACCTGTTTGTCCATCGGAATATCGAACAGACAACAGTGGAGAAAGTAGATACAGTACATTCCACACTGAGCATCTTTGTACTGGTGCCGCGTCGCGTTGTACGACAAGACCATCGGCTTTGTGAAGAGTCCCATATCGTCTACCTGCTGCTTCCATCGTTCCATCAGACGGGATACCTCCTTCTCGGGTTTCTGGGCATACGAATCAAAGTACGTCATGCGGGCATTTTCTAATTCGGGCCGCATATCGAGAAACGCGGCGATCCAGTGTTCGCCAGGTCCGTTATGAGGATCGGTGTTGAACACAATTCCTACCCGGCGGTACCCCTTTTTATACAGTTCCGACAGCTTCATGCTACACAGTGAAGAAACGAGACACGATCCAGTTTCCGAATGAAGATCGAAATCGATCGGGACGGATCCGGTGTAGTAGTAATCGGGAATCAGTTTCTGGTAATATTTCTGACTGTCGTCAATATCGTCGGACGACAGCCACTGAGTTCCGTCAGCATTCCAGGACATCGGGGCATCGGGTTTCTGAACAAGGTTGTGGACGAGACACTCGGGGG